AATAAATACGAAACAAATAAAGGATCAGAATGCACTAGAAATCGTGCTGAAGTATGGTCACTCTATTGTGGATTTGAAATTGAAGATCACGAATTGCACTTCAATCTTAATGATAAAATAAAAGAACAATATAAAGAAAAAATTGAAAAATTCAGAATAAAAAAAGACCGCCCAATTATTATTTTTTCACCAAAATCAGCAATTAGTACAAAATCTCTTTTGCCAAAACACATAGAAAAAATTGCAAAGTATTTAGAAGATTATAATGTAATTGTTTTAGAGAAAAATCAAAATGATGAAATGAAAAATTTAGGAATTCAAACAATTTGCAATACGACCTTATTTGATTGGATTTATTATACATCTGTATCTGATTATGTCATATCAGTTGACACTTCGACATTTCATTTGGCTGGTGGATTAAAGAAACCATTACTTGGAATATTTACGTTTGCAAATGGTAAAACATATGGTAAGTATTATGACTTTGTTTTGGTTCAAAAACATAAAGACAATGGTGATTGGGATTGTGGACCATGTTATAATTTTAAGTTATGCCCAAAAACAAACAAAGAATTAAAGCCATGTTTGACGGAATTGAGTTTTAACTCAATAGAAACTGGTATCAGAGAAATGTTCAATAAATGGCCATGGAATAATAAGATTAGTTTAGGTGTTATTGATTAATTTTTATATTTATAAAACTAACTATAATGTTGATAAAGGTATGTTTGGAGGAAACTTGGCTAACTTATTGAAGCCAAATAGTGTTAAGGTTATTGCTGATGATGGTGAGTTGCACATCACAATAGCACTTGAATTAAACATTAATTTGAATAGCGAAAATTTAAAAACATCAGATGCTTTATTTGTTTCTAATGAATCATCTATTGTTAAAAAATCTAATGTAGAAACAAAAGAAAACAGTCCCAATTGGGAGATTCCTGATTTTGGTCCTACACCTAAATTTGAATTTGGAAAGAAATCATAAGGAGTAATCAAATGGCTTGTTCAATGGACGTTGGAACTTACAATCTTGTTTTTTGTCGTAGAAATGAAGAAGGAAACTTTACTTATAATCGTCAAGTAAATGCTTTTCTTGAAATGCCTTTGGAAAACAGGTTTGTTTTTGACATGATGAAACAAGCTGGAGTTCCACTGATTGAACTTGAAAAAAGAGCATACGCACTTGGTGAAGCAGCAGTTGAAATGACTTATACAATGAGCGCATTGGAACTCAAACGCCCAATGACTCACGGATGTGTTAATCCAAAAGAAAAAGATGCTTTTCAAATCATGAGCATCATGATGCACAACTTGATTGAAGGTGTTAAAAAAGACGGCGAAATATTGTATTATTGTGTTCCAGCTAATGCCGTTAATCAAGACACCGATGCTGATTATCATCAGAGAATTCTACAAGCAATTTTCAATGCTTATAAAAATGAAACAGGATATAGAGTAGATGCTCATCCAATTAACGAAGCCTTAGCATTGGTTTATGCAGAACTTGGTAAGAAGGCATTCACGGGTATTGCCGCAAGTTTTGGAGCAGGAATGATAAATGTTTGCTATGCAATGTACGGCAGTCCTGTCTTTAGCTTCGCAATTGTTAACTCAGGAGACTGGATTGATCGTCAGGCAGCTAAAGCTACTGGCGAAAGCATTTCATTTATCAATAAAGAAAAAACTAAAATAGATTTATCTAAATCTCCTAATAATCTTATTGAAAGAGCAATTCATACTCAGTATAGGCTTATGATTGAGCATACTGTTAATGGACTTAAAAAAGGATTCTCAGACATCAATAAATCTGTCAGGACTGATGGTGAAATTGATGTGGTAATCGCTGGTGGAACCAGTTCTCCTAATGGATTTACAGAAATATTTAAGGAAACCCTTGGCGGGGTTGAATTGCCAATAAAAATTGGCAATGTCATCAAGCCTGCTGACCCATTGTACTCGGTTAGCAGAGGATGCTTGATAGCCGCAGAATCCTCATCGAAGTGAAAAGAAAGGCAAAGAATGAAATATAATCAGAGGAGCGTCAGCGACTTAGGTGCTGCCGCTTACCTTCTAATGCATGATTTGAAGGTTGTTGGAAGAAAAGGCAGGGACATTTTTTTTGTCGTTGACCCAAAACATGCAGTTGAACATTTTGATCAACTTACACTTGATTATCTATCAAGTGAATTCCATCGATTCGATGCTTGTATCATGAGCTTAAAGAAAATTGGCGAATACAATTTCAATCCACAAAATTATCGTTTTGTAACTGATCTTGGCGCTGCCGCTTATATTCTTATGCACAAATATAAAGTTGTTGGCAAACGTGGTAAAGCAATTTACTTTGAAGTCGATGATGTGGTTGCAGACAAATTTGACGAAATAGCATTAGAATACATTTCAAGTGATTTTCATCGCTTTGATTCTTGTTTAATGTCATTGAAAAAAATTGGCGAGTATATTAGCGAACAATCTTGAAAAAATTAATATATAATTATAAGGAGCTAATTATATGTTGACCTTTGATGAATTTCGTGGCATTTATAAAGAAGATGCCACGATTGGACCAGATATTTCAAAAATTATTGACCAAATGGTTGATGATTGGGCTGGTGAATTAAAAAGAGAAATAATCACAGGCGCAAAACCAGCCAAAAGAGGCATGTGGGACCGATTCAAGAATCTTCTTTCTAATGTTTGGTATGGTAGACATAATCCAGACAATCCATACCAATGGATAAATAAATATGGTGATGTTTTAGGACAAAGTGTTCCTAAAACAGAAGGAATAAGAGAAGAAACATTACAACTTTCACTCAATGATTATAAAAATTTGCGTGAAGTCTGTGAAAATCTTGAAAACCAAATCAATGAAGAAAATCTCCCAGAAGGAACTCCAAATCTCAGAATTATTCAAATAATTGATAGTCACGCAAATATTCTCAAGCAAAAATTAAAAGATATATTTGCTAAAGAACCAGATAAAAAATATGAAATGCCAAAAATTAGCTACTCGCTCACCCCAGAAGAAGAAAAAATTGTCCGTCCTAAAAATATAAAACCAATTATCATTGACAACGAAAAAGAAAAAGAAAAAGAAAAAGAAAAAGAAAAAGAAAAACCGCCAAGCACAAAGGCAAATCCTAAGGTAAATCCTGCTGATTTAGAACCCAAATTTGACTACGCAAAGCCACCAACTAAAGAAAAACAATGGCATGAATTAACAACTCAAGAAAAAGATGCATGGAACATCTATGGCGGCGGAGTTTCAGAAAGAAGTGCAAGAATTGGATCTCTTGCTGCACAACATGGCGTTGATTATCCAATGATTTTAAGATTGGGTGATCCAAGAATAGAAATGCTAAAAAGAATTTTACCAACACAAAAAAATAAAAATAAATCTGTTTATGATCATTTAAAAGATCATTTAAGAATTGAATTAGAAAACGATCCAATTTTATCAAGAAGAGAACTTGAAAAAAGAGTTGATGCACTGAAAAAACAAAGACAAAGGGAGCCTTTAAGTACTGGTAATTTCCCTGTATTTAGCAATAAACTTAAATATATAAACAGATTTAGACAGCCTATGGAGCCAAAAGATTCTAAAGAATCTGACTCTAAAGAATCTGACTCTAAAAATACAAGTCCAGAAATAAGAACAAGAAGTTCATTTAGGCCAACAGAAGAGCCATCAAAGAAGGCGCAAGAAGAGCCATCAAAGAAGGCGCAAGAAGAGCCATCAAAGAAGGCGCAAGAAGAGCCATCAAAGAAGGCGCAAGAAGAGCCATCAAAGAAGGCGCAAGAAGAACCAGCAAAGAAAGCGCAAGAAGAACCAGCAAAGAAGGCGCAAGAAAAAACATCAAAGAATGCAAAAGAAGAAATGGAAAAAATAGAATCTAGAAAGAAGAGGCATCTTGATTCAATAGCAGATGATTTAATTTATCATAAAATGATGACTGATGAATTAAACGATCTCAGGATGAAATTTCCAGATTCACAAAAAGAAATTTTGTCAAAAATCAAATCAGTAATAAAAAACAATCTTAATAATTCAAACTTTTTCCAATCAACAATAGACAAATATAAAGAAAAAATCGATAAAGCAGATTCATTCAAAGATATTCATGAAATTATTCAAGGCGTTATTCATAAAATTGATTTAGAGGAAGAAGAAGAAGAAAAAAGAGAATCATTTTATTTAAAAATGACGCCAAAAAATTTCGCTAAAAATATCGTAATGAAATTTAGAAATAATTGTCATGGCTGATTTTTGCCAACCATTTTCTTATTGAATTCTTGTGCTTGTTTGGACAATTGAGATAACATGGCTGGATTTATGTATGTGCTTTCTGGATCTACTCCAAGAATAGTTGGTGGTGGTTCTGATTTTACAGGTGGATTTTTAATCTCTTTTATAATTTCATCATAATCGGGATCTGTTTCCCTGATAACTTGCTCTTCCATAATTCCGACCACAAACTGCATGGCATAAAAATTATTACAACCTGTAATATGGTGCTTGGTGAATATTCCTTCTTCTTCAATTAATTCAACAATGCCAGTAAAAAAATCAGCAAACTGATGATCTTGTAGATTATTTTTGCCAATACCAACAGTCAATACTGTGCAAATTTTGCCAGTGAATTGTTCTTGTAGCTTTTTAATTAATGTAGTTTTCATTTTTTAAGTAAATATCCAATGCTAAATCTATCGGTTTCTGAAAAAACGCTATGCCACAAATGTTCATCGCCAATTTTGAACATTCTTAAATTCCATCCAGATTTATCCCAAGATGTTATAATCTCTCCTGTGTTGATATCTCTGAAGCGAAAAAACGATTTATCCTTTTCTTTTGCATAGGTGCAATATATTCTATATCCTTTGCTATTACTGTTTGTGTGCCATCCCATAAATCCATTCACAGGATACCAAATCCTACCACTTAAACCAAAATCTTTAATTCCTTTTTGATCAATTATTCCTTTATTTTTAACAAATTTATAAAATATTTTACTTAAAAATTCAATGTTAATATTGTTGAATTTATAAAGATTGCAATCAGTCGTTGCTACATCACGATTATTTTTAATTATTTCATTCAATGCTTCTGGAGACACTCTCGAAAAAGCCATTTCTTTTGTAATGTGAGGATTGAAAACTTTTTTTTGAACTTTGCTAGGATCATAGTCAATTGTTTCTATGATTCTATTTAGTCCCTTTAATAAATCTTCATTAGCATCAACAGAAATATCTTCATAGATTTTTTCCATTTGCTGTTGTTACCCCCTACTAAAACTATTATACAACGATTGTTTAATTTATGGAAACATTTTAAAAAACAATTAGCTACCAAATATCAATAAAAGCTAAATAATCTGCAACTGTTCCACGAGGACCCGAATAATCTAGGGGCCTTTGATTTTTTATAATATAATGATGTAATAGTTCAGGACTATTTTTAACTAAGAATTCATTCCAGTCATTATATCCTTTGGGAGGAATGACATACAATAATTTTTCAGTTGTTTTCTTCGCCGTTTCTAAAGTGGTAATTATCGAACTCATCTTCAATGTGCCAGACTTACCAGCATTATCTCTATCCAAACAAAGAACTGCTCTATAATCACTTAAAAGCAATGCTTGCTTTTCACCCATGTTTTTGCCACCACAGGCAGCAGCATTAAGTTCAGCCTGTCTAAGGCTAATTGCATTAAATTCGCCCTCACAGATGTAAACAAGGCTGTTTGCGGCTGGCCATGGCCCAGCCATGTAGACCACATCTTCTTTTCCCACTCCAATTTCTTTTGGCGGACCTAAATATTTGCATTTTGAATTGCCCAAAGCACGACCATTGAAATAAATTAATTTTCCTTGTCGATCATAATATGGAATTATTATTCTGCCTTTATATCGTCCATCATTGCAAATATACAAACCATTGATTGATAATTTTCTTGATTCTAAATAAGTTTCAGCTTTTTGTCGCCACCAATTGTTTGTTCCTAAATCAGAAATCAAAAGGCAATTAGGAGGCAAAGACAAACCTTCTTTTTTCTGAGGCTCTTCATTTTCAGCAGGCTTATCTTCTGCCTTGAACATTTCTTCTAGTTGTTTTTCCAATTCTCTAATGCTGGTAATACCATTCAAACGGGCAATTGCCGTTTCTCTATCACAAGAATCAACAATCATTACAAGCTTTACCAAGCTTCCTATCTTGTCTGTTTTAAAGCAATGAAAAGAACCGTGTTTGCGTTTTTTCTTTCCGCCATCGGGATTGCACCATAAGTGAAAATCATCGTCATCTGGTTCAAATTTGCTGTTTATTCTGATTTCGGGTGGGCGTACAATCACATTGTCCGCTCCGAAGCGATCTATTGCCCACTGTTCAAATTTTTTAAATGGCACGCCCATAACTTTACCTTTTGAAAAAAAATGACTAAAATAAGTATATGGAAAACAACAAACTAATTTGCGAACACATTTCGGTTTCAAGGAAGCAAACTTGGGATTCTTGCCAGCTTGCTTACAAGTACCGATACCATTTAAAAATGGTTTCAGAGGAGCCGATTCAGCCATATTTCGCTTATGGTAAACTTGTTCATAAAATAGCAGAAGTTTATGTTCAAGAGCAAGGGAAAAAAGCGATTGAAACAATTGCTTCTGAATGTTTGAAAGGAAAGATTGAAGTAGAGCAAGGCAAGCCGCCAGTTGTCTTAGATGCAGAGTATAAGAAGAAATTACCAGAACATTTGAGAAATATCAAGAAAATAAATGATCAAATCGGCTTTGATGGAGAACTTGAATGGTTATTTAAATATGATATGCAGCCTCCAGATCATCATATGATCACAGGTGTTATTGATCGACTTATTATTCGTGACGATAAATATTTTATTCTTGATTATAAAACAACTAAAAAAGGTAAGTGGCGCAAAAATTCCAGTAATATTGGCAAAGATTTGCAGCTTAGATGTTACGCAAGAGTAGTCAACAAGCATTATGGTGCAAAACCAGAAAACATTAGAGCAGCTTTGCTATACTTAGATGGAAATAACTTAGTGTCCACTAAGTTTACCGAAGAATCAATTATGACAGCAGAACAAGAATTGCATGAAGCATATAAACACATTATTTCAACAAATCCAGATGACACTTATGGTCGTGTAGGCGATCAGTGTCGTCGTTGTGATTGGCGTAAAATATGTCATGCTTTTAAAACAACTTAAGGCAATAAAATATATTCTGGTTTAAATTCTTCTTTTCTTCCGCTTCTATCATTGATTTTTATTTGTTTGGCACTGTTAGAAGCAGTTTTCTGTTCTAAAAGAAAAGCGTATCCGTTTTGTTTTTTCCAAAACTTATGAATAACTGATAGCGGTGTAAAGTATCCTTTGCCCGTTCCATCTCGATATTGTGTTCCCCAGCAAGTGCCAATATATTGACCGTCATCATTCATCAATCCGCCACCACTTCTACCGGGTCTTGGACTGTTTTCATTCGTCACTAAATCATCACCTTCAATACCAATCATTTTAACATCATAATGAGCAACTTCTGTTCCTGCGTCACAACCAACTGAATGAGCATGTTGATTTTCATTATAAATGTATTTAGAAGGTCCAATTGGAAAATAATTTGGTTCCCAATCTGGCGAAAAGGTAATTAATCCAGTATCTTGTCCATTAACATAACTATAAAAAATAACATTGGCCTCATATGATCTAGGTGAATCAAGTTTTTGGTCATTATGATACCAAACAATTACTTTGCACTTCATATTTCTTTTTTTTCCTTCATCAACATTCATTATTCCTTGTTGCCAAAGATGTCCACAAGTGGCAACATAAGCAAGTTTTTTTAAAACATCATAATGAATTATTGTTCCCGATCCTGATGCTCCATTAACTGCTATTTTAACTGATGGAGCAAGATATTTGCGGAATTCAATTCCCCTTCTAGGAATTGGATTTGGATTATCATTGCCAAAATTATCTCTTTCGAGAATTGGCATATTATCGAAAGAATCGATATCATGAAATCTAGATCCATCTTGATGTGATTCAACAGTGATTGTTTTGGCAAATATAAATATAATTGCAAAGATTATTTTTTTGAGCATTGCAACTCCGCTAATGTAAGACTAAAATATATAGTCTTTGGAGGTTTAATCATGGCGACTCTAACTGTGTCTCATTACATATATTTGTCAAGAGAGCAAAGATATGAATTGAATGATGGCAAGGATATTGAAATAGTTGGCATTTGTGTTCCCGTTTGGTTTCAGAAAGGCAATACCAGCGAACCTGCCCAAGAAATATTTTGTAAATATAAAATTTCAAATAAAAAAACAGGAGCTAATGTCAAGCAAATTGACGAGGGATTTGATATATCTATGCCAAGTTTGGAATTTGAAGATGAGAAAACTAATGAGGAAACAAAAAAAATTGTCCAAAAAAAGCTTGGAACAGCGGAAAATCTTCTAGACTTGAAAGATGGTGGACAAGAAATTTGTGAATTTAGAATTTATCAGAAATTACAAGTAAAAAATGAATTGCACCATCTTGTTCATTTTATTGAAATTAAACCAATTGAAATTTTGATGGATAGTGTTAATTAGGGACAATCATGCAGTCTAAGTGACATTTTCAAGTTAACAGTGTCTCCAGAGGCAAATGTAATTGAGGAGCTTAATGGAGCAGAAGAAATGAGAATGCCTGTGTTGTCTGCTGTTGTTGCCATGAATAGTTTGCTTACAGGACCAAATCCAGAACCAGATCCAGTGAAAATTAAAATTGGACTTGTGGCTCTATAAATTCCTTCTACTGATTCAATTGTAAAACCTGAAACAGAGCTAACAGATTGTCTTGAATAACCACCAGTTTCTGGTTCATCAACAAGAGATGATATTGTATCTGATATTTGTATTGTTGCTCTATTGTCTAATCCAAAATGATAAGTTTCAGGAACTACAGATCCATCGTTTGAAAAACATGCAGTAAGTAAAAATGCTTCTCCAAATTGATGTAAAGTATTTTTAATGTTTCTATCTTCCCAAATTACTTTTCCATCACGAATGTGTTGAATATAATCAATTTTAAGAATACCACGCCATGGATCAGTCATTTGTTTTTCCCTAATTTAAATTTGTGTTCTTTGCCTTGATGTGAAAAAATTAAATCTTGAACAGTAAATGTTTTACCATCAAAGTATGTATTATTCAATAATTTTTCTCCGAGACCCTTCTTTAAATAACAAATTGTCACATGCGGCAAATAAATTGAGTAATAAGGATTGTGTTCTATAGAGTTTCCAAGATTTTGATTTATTTTTTTTATGGCATCATTAGTTATTTCAACATGTAAAACATCAAATTTACTGTTCATTGTAAAAATTTTAATTTTACCAAGTTTGCAATCAAAATAATTTTCCGCCTCAACAATGTCTTTTATTTTTTTGATATTTTTTAATTTTATATCACTCAAAACAGTAGCATGTATATTGTGAACTCTACCATAATAATCATTTTCTGTGTATAAATGATTATCTGATATAAAATCATATGCCCATGAAATTATTTCATCGGATAAATTATCTGTTACTTCTGCCAAAATATAATTCTTATCCAAATACATTTTGCAACTCATTGTTTTCTTCATCGCTATCTGCAATTTTAGGAAGATTGCGACGATTTTTTATTTGTTCAAGTTTTATCATTGTGTCATTCAGTTCTTTATCAATTATTTTTAATGTATTGATATGACCAAATCCATTTTGAACTACATTCTTCTTTTTAACTTGATTTACTTCTCTGATATTTCTTTTCTTTTCAATATTTTCAACAATGCCAATTGCCTTGTTGATTAATATTTTAACTTCCTGTAATGCAAAATCATTTGGAGAATGTGTTAAGGCTCGATAAAGATAATTTTTTAATTCTTCGGTATTATTTTTCATGGAGTTGCACCTTTGATTAATTCAATCCAACGCACATTGGCATCTTCCAAAAGTTGATATCCAGTCACATCGCCTTCTTGGGTTGTTTTGACAAGACTACTATAATCAATTTTAACCTTCCAAAGATCCTGACCTTCATAAAATGGCTTGTTTTGCAATAAAGTTCCTTGTGGAATAAATGCTTTTATTCCTAATGCCACATCTCTTTTTTTTCTTTCAAAGAAATCCCTTAAATTTTCTGGCTTGCTCATGTAAAGCGTCATTATTTGTTTTATTTTTGGACTTTCTTTTAATCTATTAAGCAAATTATCAATTTGATCCCTCATTTTTTGCGGCATTTCTGTAAAAATCACAGTTGTAACATCAAGGTTTTCATTTTTTTTATTCATGTCAAAATGTGCTTGAAAATATTCACCAATACTAATTCTAGCACTATCAACAATCCAATCATCTGTTGGAATCAAAGCTTCGATAAATATTGGATGATTATCCCACGCTATTGACTCAATGATTTTTTCAATTTTAAAAGCCATTTCTCCTAAGACATTTCTAGATTTATCCACTAGCGAAAAAATGGTCAAATCTACATCTTTGGGATCAATTTTTTTAAGCATTAAATTTAATTGATATTTCCAGAATGCAGACTCAACAAACTTCAAAATTTCAGTGTCTTTTGAATTAAGGTAAAGCCAATTATCAAACTTTTGAATTTGTCTTGCGATATTATCTGTTTGCCCATTTTCTAAACAAATAGAAAATGATTCAATGTATGGATAGCCAATTTCCAATAATGATTTTTTTATTTTTGTAACATCAATTGTTTTCTTTAAGGCATCTTGATAAATTGGACTATTTTTTAACACAAGTCCTGATAGGTTACTCATTAAATGTTCACGATATGCATCAAGACAAAGAACAACACTTGGTTGACTTTGTTTTTTATTTTCAACAAATTCTGAGTATTTTTTAAACAACATATTTATAAACCATTATACAGTGACCAACCAAATATTATCCAATTGATTGCCCAGCCAAATTCACGAAGTAATCGATCACTTTTTCTTTCTGGAATGTAAGTAAAACCAGAAGTATAGTTATCTTTTTCTGGGGCCAAAAGATCAACATCATCTTCTGATAACAAATCTTCTGGCGAACCTTCAAGCAACTCCCTTTTAATTTCTTCGTAAACTTGACTTTTAACAATTTGCATTGCTTCTTTTGGTCTTTCTGCTCCCATAGGTAAATCACGCAAAAGTGTGTCACGAGTGTAAAGACCAATGCACATAGCCATTATGGAATCATCATGTTTGCCTTTTTGAGCTTGTGCTTTTCTAGTTACTTTATTATACTCAAATGTTTGTAATTCGCATACAAATCTTGAACTATTAATTCTTACTGTTTCATTGGTCAAACGATTCTGCAACGATTCTAAATATAAAGGTCTTGTAGTCGAACTCATTTTTATGCCGGGTTTAGAATTTACAGATTTTGTGTTTTCATAATGTAAGTTGTCATAGTATAAAGTATGCTGTAAAGAACTTAAAACTGCTCCTCCCGGTCCCATATTTTCAACAACAACCAATGCATTATTATAATAAGTGGCTACTTCATTAATTACTTGTGCAAATTCATGAGGGATAACCGTGTTGGAATAAAATTCAACAACTTGTTCAAGAGTTGCAGTATCAATGATTTGAAAAACACTACTATCATTATTATCGCCTTGACCTTCAGCACAATCCGCAGCAAGAATATATTCATGACCATCAACTGGTTCTTTCCAAACCCACATCGCACCACGATTTTGGTCACTTTCAAGCTGCGCCACTCTACCAGTTTGATTTGCCCATTTTGAATACAATTTTCTACTTGGAAAATTATTTCTTGTTTGTTCAGTCAAACTTGTAATAATTTTTGCAGTAAAATAAGTTTCACCCGAACCTTGAAACTCACGCAAAACTTCCTGACGAAAACCTTTTTCACCCAACTGTGCTTTTTGCTCTGCAACCCATTTCTCATCGTTATAATCAGGATGCTCCCAATAATCCAAATCTATAATGTGAAATTTATTTAATTTCTCTTTAGCTTCGTGATATGTTTGCTCATACCAGTTTCCCAAACCATTTACAGTAGAAATTAAGGTGCAAGAACCACCTGTTGAAAGAATCGGCCACATAGCCTTCCAATGTCTTTCCATGTCGTCAATGAACGCACATTCGTCTACTATGAGAAATGTAACTGATTTACCACGAGCAGCTTCAGGCGAATAAAACTTCAAAGCCGAACCAGTATCAGTAAACATTTTTAAATGGTCATTCCATTTGGCGTCTTTTCTAGGCTTTAACCACTCAGGCATATTTTCACAACTCTTATCAATCATCATCCCAATATCTGTAGCTTCTCGGTCAGTTTTAGATAAAAGCATAATTTGTTGATCAAGCTGAAACATGCATCTCCACAAACCCCACAAAAGAGTCACAGTCGTAAGACCTCCCTGTCGGAATTTGCTGATAATGTTAAATCGGTAATTCTCATAATCAGAAATAGTTTTTCTCTGATATTTAAATAATACAAAAGGAATAAGACCACGCATTGGGTGAAGAATTTTTACATATTTGTGACAAAAATAAGAAAAACTATCAGCACATTTAATTAATTCTTTCTTGCGCCTAATAGGATCATATTTCTCTAAGTTCTCAAATGGTTCATCAGGATCTATCTGAATTTCATACTTGTCAAAATAATAATATTGTGGATCATACTGGATTCTTCCAGTGTCAATGTCAATATTACCACCCAAATTGTAATATTCCTCCAAGCTTTTAAACTTAGATCTCCAAACAGATTGCTTTACACTTTTGAAATATTTTGGTTCTTCCATTTTATTTTTGCAATAAACTACTGCTTCTTTCTTGTATTGTGAAAGACAAAATTCTGATAAACATATATAGTTTTGATAAATTGAAAAAGAGACTTATTCATTATTAGCTCTTATATATCTAAGGAGGAAGCATTAATTGATGTCTATAAATAAATCAAAAATTAATGCAATTTTTTATGAAAAAGACATACATCATAGTCGTAACTCTCGCAGTAATGATACTTGTTATTCTCGCAATGAAAGAAAAATCATCTTTTGTTGAAGAAAAAGAAAATATCAACAATCCCTTTGAAAATCCTAAAAAAGAAGAAATACCTGAAAAAATAACAGTCGAAGAAGCAATTGCAAAAATTGATAAAATCGATTTAAGAAGAAATTTAGAATACCTTTCATCAAATGAATTGGAAGGCAGAATGTCTGGCAAAAAAGGCAATAAACTTGCAGCTGAATTCATCAGAAAGAAATTTGAAAGCTACGGAATTTCCACTGAATATGATAAATTTAACATCAAGCGAGTAAATCCGGGTCCTAAAAATGAAACAGGTGATGATTTTACTCAAAACATTTATGCATGGATTGAAGGCACGGATTCAGTTCTAAAAAATCAAGTTGTTGTTGTTGGCGCTCACATGGATCATATTGGCTATGGAGCAACTTATAGTAGATCTGGTGGCGGGAAAATACACAATGGAGCAGATGATAATGCAAGCGGTTCTGTTGCTCTTCTTGAAATAGCCGAAGCTTTTTCTGCCATGAAAGGACAAAATAAAAGAACCATTGTCTTTATGGCCTTTTCAGCAGAAGAAATGGGACTAAAAGGAAGCATTCATTATGTTAATAACCCAAAGTTCCCAAAAGGAGATCCTGACATTAAAAAACATGTTTTTATGTTGAATATGGATATGATTGGCTATTTGGGAAAAAGCAGAGCAGCAGTTTTTGATGATGGATCTAGCTCTCCTGATGTTGGTCTAATCATTAAACAATTATCAGAAAAATATTCATTTGCTAAAAATATTACCTTGCGAGGCACAAGCGGAAGTGATCATGCACCTTTTTATAATAAACGTGTTCCAGTAGCATTTTTACACACAGGACTACACGAATATTATCATACCCCAAGAGATACTTCTGAAAAAATTAATTACGATGGTCTTGAAAAGATCACAAAATATGGCTTTGACTTACTCTGGACTATTTGTAATACAGCAGAAAAAGTTGAATTTGATTATGGATCTTTTCAAGAAATGGATTATAATCATGATCATGGACAGAAAGATACACTTATTGAGGAAACACCATGAATAAAGAAGAAATAATCGAACTGTTGAATCAAGACCTAAAAAATGAATGGATGCACATGAATTTTTATCTGTCACACGCCAGTCGAGTGACGGGACTTCATTGCCATGAATATAAAGAGCTTTTGCTTAAAGAAGCAAACAGCGAAATGAACCATGTTGTTGATTTTTCAGACCTAATCATAGGTCTTGGCGGAACACCTACAACTCAAGCAAATCAATTTCCACTTTTGACAAAACCAAAAGAAATAATAGAATTTGCTTTGCAAATGGAAATAACTGTAGTTTACAACTATACCCAAAGAATCAAAGACGCACAAGAACTCGGCGGACCTGATGGACAATGGTTGGAAATTTTTTTAGAAAAACAAATCGAACACAGTCGTGCAGATGTTGATCATTATAGACAAATTTTACGTTGATGATTTGTCTTTTCTACGTTGCTTATTTATAATGTCAATGGACATATAAAGGAATACACAATGAAATATAATATTGTTTCGTCTCTTCCTGTTGCTCGTTTTTGGTACAAAGGAAATCACAGTCACCCTGTACGCAGAACCGTACTAATTACCAGTCAAAATGATAAATCCATCACTGGATATGAACTTCGTGAAGGAACAACAACAAGAAATGCTAACGTAGCGCCAATTAAAACTTATATTCGCAAAAAGATTGCTAAAACTAACAATCTCCGCAATGATAATCCTTTGCGAAAAACACCTTATTCTAAAACTACATTGGTCAGAAAACCACTTATGGATTTGATTAAATTAGGAATATGAATTAAATCATCCAAAATTTACAAAAGACACTACATATAAAGTAGTGTCTTTTTATTTTGAGGAATCAAAATGTCTTATTTTCAAAACCTTTTCAACGATTACTACGGCTATTATACTGCTGGAGACTCATCTAGTTTCAAACTTACCTTTAAGGTTCCTGCCAACAAGAATCATGGTGAGTTTTTCATTAACTGGAATACTGGTCCTTATGATTTCACCAGCTTTGGTAGCAATCTAACATTTAATTTCGCCTTTGACCCATCATTCAAAAACTGGTCAACTTTTACTGTCGATGTTGCTGGAGTTGATTCTGCCGCAACAACAATTTATGAAATTGTTGATATTCTTAACAACGACTCAAACTTCAAAGACTGGTACACAGCAGGAATTTACAACAACAATAAAATCGGAATACGCCAAAAAAGACCAGCAATACAATTTCACACTTATATCTCAAACTCTGAAGCCGAATTTTCTCTAAAATTCAATAAAAATGCTGGTGTCGCAGATATTCCTTCTTATTTCGACAAAGACACAATTGATAACCGCTTCACAAGCCAAATTGCACACGGTCACTTAATCAGACTTGGCAAGAGTATAGTTGAAAACACTGTTGCAAACCCAACAGTTTTAACTGTAAAAAATCATGGTTTAAGCAATGGCGATACGATTTACATCGTCAATAGTAATTCAACTCCATCTATTGATGGAACCCGAACAATAACACTTATCGACAATGATAGTTTTTCTATTCCAGTAAATGTCACAGTTGCTGGTTCTTCTGGAGAAATGCTTAATGAAAATGATTATCAAGTCATTGTTGATGCTGGAATTGATTATTCTACAATGCTCAGTGATTACGAGCATTTGCAAGGAAGATGTGATGGTTTCCGCTTTACCCAAAACACTCTTGATGCTTCTTCAAGAATTGTAAAACAAATAATTTATTCCGCAGGAGCATCTGCTGGTATGTTAGGTAGAAAAATTTCTTACACATACACAGGAACAAATACAACTCCAGATACAATTACCGAAATACCTTATGTCCTTACTTCTTCTGATATAATTTCTCCTTGAAATCATAAAAATTCCAATCAGCTGCTGATTCTTTGTAGCCACTTATACTTATGGTTTCTTTCTTTTTAGTAATTGTAGGGCTAAAAAAAGGCAAGTTGTGCAAAACACAACTTGCCCAATCTTTTTCCATCAATGATCGCCAGCCATTGCTGGTCATAAAACCTCAATCACATAAAGAAAAGAATATAACCGAGACCAAGGAATTGGACGGCAATAATTACTAGCATGATTTTATCTGTTGTTGACATGTTATCTTTTTGTGCAACATTCATATTTTCAAATTCTTCTGCAAGGCCAAGACTTTGAACTTTTTTTGGTTCTGTTTTTTTATTTGCATGATTAGCAATAGAACATTCACGATTAGTTTTGATTGCTGCTACAATTGCGTCAATCATTTCTTGTTTTGTAACAGGCTTATCAGCATCTAATTTTGTTTGTGCTACTACAGCAGGAGTGGCTATATGCTGAACGACTTGCATTGGGGATTTTGGCTCAAGAGATTCTATTTTCTGTTCTATAACATTGCCAGTCATAGGATCAATTGTTTCTAGCTTACGCTCCACAAGCATTGGCTTAGTTGTTTCAATAACTCTTTGCTGCAACCTAATTGGGCGCAAATCTTCGACATGTAATTCAATAACTTTTTCGCTTTGGCCGTTAGAATCAGTAGTTTCTACAACCCTGCGTTCGGCTCTGCGACCGTCTTCAAGGGTCCATTTTTCAATTTTAATGTTCTCATCCATAATTATCCCCTTTTTTTAGAGATTATGTCATATTATTTAGTTATCTTATTCTAATTTTTCAACATCAATTTTATTTCGGAAACATTTATCTTAGATCCAGCAAACAATATTTCTATTTGATTTTTAGCAAAAACCATGGCGTTTTCCTTGTTTTCTGATTGAAATTCATTCAAGTTTTTATACTCAATTCCAAGACCCCTATTGTATCGAATAATTCCTGTCCATGATTGTAGTTTAGGTTTTTGCAGCACGCTTATTGCATAATCAATTGATTTTGCGTAACTATCAAATTCTTGTTCTTCTATAATAATATTATTATTTGGAACGGCTTGTTTTTTTACAATGAATTTACCATTGCTGGGATAAATCATAAATCCATTTGACATTATGTTCAGCAAATCTTCGCTCATAAGACACCCCGTCAATTAAGTAAGGCCCCATTTTGATTTAAATTCATGCAAAAGTTCTTGTCTTTTTTTATTTGCGGCTTCAATAATTTTCTTTCTTTCATGTGGCTTTTCTTGCTTCTCGACTTTTTTCGCTAAATCATAAATTTTTTCAACATGATCTTCCCATATTGAATTAGGAACATATGCTTCTAATTCTCCTGCCAATTCTCTATAAACCTTATGTCCTTGAAACTCACAAATAATTTCCCTATGATGAAAATTAACAATTATTGAAATATTAATACCACGAGGCAAACCATCATAATATAAACCAATTTCATAACTATGATCTTCCTCATCAAGCATAGGCATTTCATTTTCTTCTTCTAAATAAAATGGATCTTGAAGAAATGATTGGTCAAATGATCTGCTTCCTTGTTGAATTATAGGCTGTCCAAGACGTTTTGCAATTACAGAAATTTTTCCTTCCATACCCATATAACCTTTACGCATAGCTTCTATGGTTCTTGCCTCTCTGATCATTTGCTCACGATTCATATTATGCACCCCTAATCCCTATATATATATGTCATGAACAACTAACAAAGGAGCAATATGTTTAATGGATTAATTAATTGGTTCAGACAAAAAAGCAACTTTATATTTCCAAAAAATGACATTGTTGAAGCTCAAGCTGTAGCACCAACTATAAAAACAACAAAAAATAAAACTTATTTGGTCGATCCTTCTTTGCCGAGTCTTATTATAGAAAAAGAAATTCCAACTACCACTGTTTTGCCTGTAAATGCTATCGGTGAATCAGGCGGCGGTTATAGTTTAGGAACAAGTCAACAACAAGCTGCTGGATTAAAGCAAATAATCAATGATGCACTTATTTTTATGAGCGGTAAATCACCCAAGAAAATTGTCAAATGGGCTGCAACCTCAAGACTTAGCCTGCAAGCCCGTGCAGGGAAAGACATTAATGCTTATTATGACAGGAGTAGCCTAAAATTTTTCTATTTTCCTGATAAAAAAACCAATAAAACCATTTACGCATGTGATTCAAGAACTGTTGTTGCACATGAATTTGGACATGCTCTTCTTGATATCCTCAGACCAGATCTTTGGAATGTTATGTCAGATGAAATATGGGCCTATCATGAATCATTTGGTGATATAGTAGCAATTCTCAATAACTTACAATACGAAGAACTTATTGATGCTGCTATAAAAGATAATCAAGATTTAACAAAATCAAATATACTAACACGATTAGCGGCAGAAATGGGTATTGGGCTTTATAATCTTACCAAGGGAAGTAATGGTGAATTGCCCAATTGTTTGCGTGATATGTCTAAAAAATACACTTATGCTCCGCCTAGTTCTTTGCCAAAAGATGGCAGAGACGATCAAATTGTCAATGAGTCACACAGCTTTAGTCGTGTGTTTACAAGCATGTTTTATAACTTGCTCATCCAAGTTACCAATATTTACATTGAAGCAAAGATGACACCAAAAGCAGCCTTAATAAAGGCACGAGACTTGATGGCATCTTATATTATGCAAGCCTCAAA